CTGATCCGACTTCTGATATCCGAGTTCCGGCTTCCGAGGCGAAGCCTCTGGAGCGGATCACGGCGGCCGACCGCGGCCGGGCCGACATCGCCGCAAGGTTCAAGGCGAAGCGCGAGGCCGCCGGCGCCGGGCTCGACTTCCACGGCGACTTCCGCGATCCGAGCCAGACTTACGGGCCGTACACGACAGAGGCACCGCCTGTGCCGCTCGATACCCTCCCCCTTGTGGGGAGGGTCGCGACCCCGGACTTGGTCCGGGGGAGCGGGGTGGGGGTCGAGCAAACAAGCGCGCAGCCCGGCGCCACCCCCACCCCCATCCCCTCCCCACAAGGGGGAGGGGAGGAGCCTGGGGCACAGCCTGCGCCTCAAACGTCCGAGCAACCGCGCCTGATCAAGGTCAAAGTGCACGGGCGCGAGGCGTTCCTGCCGGAAGCCGACGTGATCGCCGAGGCGCAAAAGTCGCTCGCCGCCGGCAACCTGTTGGAATCCGCCAAGGAGGTGCTCAGCGGGGCGCGCAGTCAGACGGCGAATGACGCGACGTCCGACGTCCGGCAGGCGACCTCCGATCCCTACCTCGGTCTGGCGCAAAGCCTCCAGCTCGAGGGCGCCGAAGCGGCCGGTGCGAAGCTGCGCGAGGCCGTCGCGGCCGAGGCAGCCAAGGCGCGGCAGGAGGGCGCGCGCGAAGCCGCGCGGGCGGTGCGGATCGAAACCGAGCTGGCCCAATCGCAGAAGGCGATGCAGGCGTTCGAGGCGGCGCATCCCGAGCTCGCCGCCGACGAGTTCGCGCGCGATTCCATCACCACCCAGGTCCAGCGCGAGATCAACGCGGATCTCAAAGCCGCCGTCGACCAGGGCATCCTCAAAGAGCTGCCGCGCACCCAGGACGAGCGCAACGGCATCCACACGCAGCTGCGCGCGTTCGGCGCGCCGGTGCGCGACATGGCGACGATTTTCACCGCGGCGGGCGAGAAGTACCAGGCATGGCGAGGGGGCACACCCGCCCCCCGGCCGGCGGTCCCCGCGACGCAAGCGTCGCGGGGTGCCCCGGCGGTGGTACAGGCTCAGCCCGCCCCACCTCAACCTGCGACGCAAGCCGCACCGCGGGTCGAGCTCTCTTCGACCCGCGAGCAACGGCGCGCCGCCATCCCCACCCAACCGACCAACGGCACCGTTCCGCCGCGTCCGGCCGCGCCGCCCCCTGAGCAAACCCTCGCTCAGAGCCGCTCGGCCGCGATCAACGCGATGCGGAGAGCCAGGGGTCAGTATGTCGCCTGACGGCGACTTGTCAGTAATCAGTAATCAGAAAGACCAAATTCTGATTACTGACATCTGATTACTGATGGCCAGGGCCTGTGCCGTTTCAACAAGCTCAGGAGCATCTGATCATGGCAGGCCAACTGTGGTCTGTCTCCACGGAAGGCGGCTTCATGTACAGCAACGAACTTTCCGACGTGCTGCGCCAGCAGGTGCAGCCGTTGACCAAGTTCCGCCAGCTGTGCGACGCCAAGGACGGCTCGGAAAAGGGCCTCAACCGCGGAGACATGTACTTCTGGAACGTCTATTCGACGGTGTCGACCCAAGGTCGGCAGCTGCTCGAAACCGACCCGATCCCGGAGAGTAACTTCACCGTGCAGCAGCACTCGCTGCAGGTGACCGAAGCCGGCAACTCGATCCCCTACACTGGCAAGCTCTCGGATCTGGCCAAGCACGACGTCGTGTCGATCCTCGACAAGACCTTGAAGGACGACGCGCGCAAATTCTTCGACATCGCGGCGATGCTGCAGTTCAACAACACGGCGCTGCGCGCTTCGACCGCGACCTCGACGACTTCGATCACCCTCGACACCGGCGGGGTCGCCAGCCAGACCAACAACGTCGCGCTCGGCACCGGCCACGTCAAGGCGATCGTCGACACGATGAAGGAGCGCAACATCCCGCCCTACATCGCCGACGACTACGTGGTGATCAGCCACCCGACCACCTACCGCAACTTCAAGAACCAGCTGGAGACGATCCACCAGTATACCGAGACCGGCATCGTCTTCATCTTCAACGGCGAGGTCGGCCGCTACGAAAGTTGCCGCTTCATCGAGCAGACCTTCATCCCGAAGGGCGGAGCGGCCAACGCCACCACCTGGGACCCGTTCTCGGGGACCGCGCAGCTGTGGACCAACGCGCAATCGTCGTGGGCGTTCTTCATGGGCGGCGACACGGTCACCGAGGCGATCTGCATCCCGGAGGAAATCCGCGCCAAGATCCCGGGCGACTTCGGCCGCTCCAAGGGCATCGCCTGGTACTACCTCGGCGGCTTCGGCCTCGTCCACACCGATGCGCTCAACACCCGCATCGTGAAGTGGGATTCGGCGGCGTAAAGGAGGACACAAACCATGCCCAACTTCTACGACGCCACCACCTGCGAGGAATGGTATTGGTACGACGCGCAGAACTTCGGCGGGTCGACCATCACCCACAACATCATCGGGCCCGGCGGCAAGCAGGGCCTGGTGGTCGACATCATGGCGGATGTGACGACCGCCATGGTCGGCACCACCACGGTGCCGGAGATCGATGTCGGCACCAGCTCCGGCGACGTGAGCTACGCCCGCTATCGCCTCGGCACCGCGGCCGGCACCGGCTACGGAACCGGCGTACACCGGGCGACGCAAGAGGCGATCACCGGCGAACCGCCGCCGACGCTCAACGACTACTCCGGCCACGTGGCGCTGAAAACCGCCATGACGCCCGCCAACACCGCCTTCGTCGTCACGCTCAAGGCCGGCACCGGCGGCTCCCCCGCCGGCGTCGCCGACGTGATGGTGAAGATGAGATGGTTCTGAGACCAAGCGCCACTTCGCCGTTCCCCTCCCCCTTGTGGGGAGGGGTTAGGGGTGGGGGTGGATCAAACGAAGGCTCATTTGTTTGACCGACCCCCACCCCGCCCTCCTTAGCGCTTCGCGCTTCGGAGGGCGACCCTCCCCACAAGGGGGAGGGTAAGCAAGCGGTGCGCCGCCGCATCCCGACTGAGGATCCATCATGTTCGGCAACCTTCGCAACGTCCCCGAGCGCGTGAAGCCGGTAAACCCGCTTCCGCCCAACAAGATGAACGGCGCGACCGGCGATGCCGGCCGCGACGGTTACACCTGCCTCGCCCGCGCCGACCGCGACACCGGCGTGCGGCCGCCCGCCGGCGGCGGCACGCGGGTCGATTGGCCGCCCGAGAGCGACGCGCAGGATTACGCACCGTAACCATCACCGTCATTGCGAGGCCCGCAGGGCCGAAGCAATCCAGGAGCCCATGCACGACGCCCTGGATTGCTTCGCCGCCAAGCGGCGGCTCGCAATGACGATCTCATGAAACAGGAGAATCAACGATGGCAAGAGAACGCGATGGCCGCGACGGCAACGACCGCGGCTACGACGGTCGGCCCGATCGCCCCGGCCGCGACGGCCCCGGGCAGTTCGGCAAGTTCACCGAGGCCGAGGTCAAGGCCGGCACCGACACCGGCACCGGCCGCGGCAATCCCAAGCTGCACGAGTCCTCGGGCATCGTCGATCTGCCCGGCTACCGGACGCAGACGATCAAGCGCGCCTACCCGCTCGACACCTCCGACATGGAGCTGCCGAACGAGACCGGCATGGCCGGCTTCAAGGGCGCGCCCGACAACCTCAAGCACTCGCTCACCGGACCTTCGGCCGTGATGGGCCCGAACGACGGCAACGAGTCGCCTTACATTCCCAACCACTGAGGTAGAAGCGCGACGCCTCCGCTCTTTCCCCTCCCCCTTGTGGGGAGGGGTAAGGGGTGGGGGTCGATCAGGTGAAGGCGATTTGTTTGATCGACCCCCACCCCGGCGCCTTCGGCGCCGACCCTCCCCACAAGGGGGAGGGTAAGAAGCGGCCGCGGCCGTGCCCGCACGTGAAAGGCTCCCCATGCCCGACGCCCATCCTCTGCGCCTCGACCGCTCGCGCTATCACGCGAGCGAGCACGGCGAGTTTAATAACCCGATCCGCTTCTGGCAGGACGGCCTGCCGTTCGACGCGCTCGGCCAGCTGTGCGTCGCGCACTTGAACGACGCGCAGCGCGCCGCCGCGGACGCGAAGGCGCCGCGGCGCCAGATGTCAGATGACAGAGATCAGAGATCAGATTCTGACATCCGACCTCTGACATCTGACATCTCGGGCAGCGAGGTCAACCTCGAACTGTGGGCCAAGGGCGAAGTCCGCTACCCGCCGTTCAAGGTGTTCGCCGCCATCCGCGAACGCTACAGCAAGTCGGTGTCGACCTTCGCCGACGCGATCGAGTTCCTGGTCAACGAGGCGAAGCTGATCCCGGCGAGCCAGGCGTCGCGCAAGCTCCTCGCCATGGGCGCCCCAGCGGCGGCGCGGGAGGAGGCGTAGGGCGCAATAGGCCGCAGGCCGTATTCCGCCGCTTCTGGCGATCCGTCGCGGATTACGCTCGACGACGGATCGCATGCGGCGCATTACGCGGCTGCGCCGCTAATGCGCCCTACGAGGTCGCTGCCATGACCTACGCCATGTCCTACACGTCGCTGACCGGCGACAAGAACACCGCCGGCTCGATTGCGCGCTGGGTGAACTATTCCAAGCTCGACGCCGACCAAATCCTGCAGGAGGCGCAGAGCCTCATCTATTCGATGCTGCGCACGCGGGAGATGCGCACGCATTTCAATTTCGACATGGGCGTCGGCGCCGACCGCGTGGCGTT